GGAGACGATGAAGCTCACCCCATAGGCCGGATAGTTGGGCGCATACTGAGGACGTTGGTCGTAGACAACTACGGTTTCGACGGAGCCGTCGCCGGGGACAGTGGATCCGCTGGGGTAGTCAGGCCACGCACTGTAGGAGCAACCACCGTCTTTGGCGTTCCATATGGCTTGCGCGATTGCGCTGGCCGTGCCGCCAACGACCGCAACATAAACCGAGTGTGGGGCGAGGGGGTAACTTGTCGATCCATAGGGAACCGTCACTCCTGAGGGGTTGTCAATCACATAGCAGTCAAGCACGCCAGCAACGGCGTAGACGTTTGCAAAGATCGTGTCTGTCGTTCCGTGGCTGTTGAGCGCAACGGAGTTTTGACGGCGCAACTCGAAGGCTTGCGGACTTTCCACGACCGAGCCGAGAATCCCAGCTGCGGCATTGGTTACACTGTCCCACCCGGGTACTGACTGGTAGAGCTGTATCAGGGAGCCTGCGGAGCATGGGATTGGCCCAGTAGCGACGTTGGCGAATTCGGCAGGGATTGTTCCACCCCCGCCAATCGTGACCGCACCAAGGAGCTGGTAGACGTTCTGGGAGGTATCGAGCGCAAGCACCCCGGCGGGGATGTAGGTTCCCGGCTGCCCGCCGATGGTCGCAATCACCACCGTAGACGTCGCAGGTTGCCGCGTCATGAAGTAGATCCTCCCGAGCGCGTCCTGCCACCTGCCTTCAGAGTAGAGAGGGTCAACCTGATTTGCGACGTAGGCGATGGCACTGTTCTTGTCTGCGATGATGGCCGAGTCACTCGATGCAATCTGGCCCTGTGGCGAAGAAAGTGCAGGGTTGACCCCGCCGCCAAAAGCAGAATTTATGTCAGCAACCCTTCCAGACAGAATCTCGGCGTCGGTCGGAAGGATGATGCCTTCGGGCGTAAATTGGATAACCGGCACACTGCTCATGAGAAGTTCACCACCGTACTACTTCCGTCAATCGTAGAAAAATGAATCTGTCCTGTCACCGTGCGGTTTGCCGTTGAAGTGATAACCGTGTTGGCCGTCACCACACATGGAACGGTAAGCGCCGCCGCGTTCAATGCCGCTGCAATCTGGGAAGAGGTTGGAGAGTATCCGAGAAGTTGCTGCCAATAGGGCACACCGATTTGGGTGTTATACCATGCTTCTCCCATGAACAGGCGGCACGCGCTCGCTACGTCCTGAGCTGTGGCGTAGGGGGGAGATGCCAGCGCAATATCGCCATTGGAGTCGAGCACAAGATCAAAGGAAACCGTATCTAGCAACAAAGTTTTTAGCGGTGAACTCATGGTATTGGCACTCCCGTCTCCCCTCCGCCCGTTGCTACGCCACCGTGGACGTGCGTATCGAGGCTGATTCCGTTGGCTGTTGCATCCTCTGCGACCGTAAGCGTCTGGCTCATTGTAACAGCACCCTCAAGAGCAATTGTCGGAGCCGTGATCGTCACTTTTGTTGGCGATGTGATGTTGATTCCGGCTGTCGTAAATTGGATATAGGAAGTAGGCACTCCATTCAATAATCCGCCAAGGTACATGCCGTCCGCGAAGTCATGCGTCCTGAAGCTGTTGGGGTTGGCCTGAGTCTTGGTGCTTTTGACGTTCGTTATGTCTCGGCTGGCGAATACGGCAATCCCAATGTCATCCTTTACGGGGTCGATAATCACCGCGTTTGATCCGCCCTGAATACGCAGGTAGGGAAGCCCGTACATCGTCACATGCGGAGTAGCAACCATTTGGCCGGTGACTTGGTTGGGCAGGATTTGAACATCGACAAAGCCAACCGGAGACAATCCTCCATCGTTCGTGCAAGCTACCACCTTGACGATTGTTGCTGTCTGCACATCCGCGAGCATCTGCTGAACGATGAAACGCAGATTGTTGTAGACGCCCCATAGAGTCGACGGCTGCAACATCCCTGCGGGGTTAGTAGTTGATCCCATTATTGCCCCACGTGGGCCGCGCCGGTGGTTGGCGAGACGGCATTGACGGTTGTGCGCCACGGACCACCAAGCGTTTGGCTTGAAAGTTGGTGCGACATTGACACCACTACCCACGTTCCATTCGCCTTTGGAATAGAAGAAACCATCTGAATTGGCCCTCCAAAGGTCACGGCAGGATTGAATAGCGTCTCAAAGTTGACTCCGGTGCTGTTGAAAACCGGATATCCATCAAGTCCGGTCTCAGGAGAGATGAGCGGTACGGCCACATTGCGCGCGGTGCCGTAAGGGGCGATCGCCAGCGTGTTCGGGCTTGTGCTGTCGAGATACATCCAGAACTTGTATGCCTGCATCAGCGAACGTGCCTGCTCCATCAGCGTATTCCCCCAATACGAACCTTTGGCTACGGGAGTGTTTACACCGTTATTCTCAAACTGGTATCCCATCTTCGTAGCAATCTGTCGCATCACTGTAGCTACGTCCGTGTTCGCCGCGATGCTGAGAGGTGCTGTCGGCTGAACCAACGCGGAATAGCCAATCTGCGCTTCAACGTAGAGATATGCATTCGGCATCGACGTATAGACGCCCCAACAATTCAGTACATCGCCGTTATAGACCAACGTTTCCTGCGTCCCATCGATGGCGAATACCTGGAGCGCATTGAAGGCAAATGAAGATCCGGACGGGCTCACCACGAGGTTGTCCCAAAGCGTGCTGGTCAGCGTGTTCATGTCGCTGGCCGTCATGCCGTAGATTTGCCCGCGAAGCGTTCCCATCATCGCTCCGCCTGCGTTGTCGATGTAGACAGACGCCCGCAGGCCCTCAAGCGTGATGGTGTTGAACGTCTGGCCGTTAGATGAGAATCCAGCGCCTTGATTCGCCAACGTAAAAACGAAGCGAAGATCCTTTATATTTTGGAAGCTAGACGGTGAGGGCATACGCCCCCAAGTCCGCTGCATCAAGGTAAAGCAGCACCCAGCGCGAGCCCAGCCCCGTATAAATCGGGTCGGATAATCCTTGCGTGTCGTAGAACACGAGCCACCCTGCAAAGCCGAGGTAGGAAGTCGGCACCAGAGACACCAGATTTTTGCACTGCACGGCATAAGCAATCTGCGTTCCATTCACAGCCAAGTCGAGGAACATGCACTGGTTCTTGACGTATACGGAGATAGCGCACGACTGCCCATCCAGCACGACCTGGGTCTGCTGCGATGCGACGGCCTGAACCACGATCTGCTGCATTATGGCACCCCCAACGCTTGTGCGCCCTGAGCCAGCCATGAGGTTGGAGGCGTCGAGGGTTGCGTGTTCCCATTGCTCACCTGAGCGGAGGCGCTGGGAGACTGCGGAGACGTGATAGATGTGTTGCTGAGAGCCGCCGTTACTTGGTCAATTTCCGTCAACGACACTTCGACGATGAGTAGATCGGCACCGCGTGCCGCTGAACGCTGGTAGCTGTACCGCTCGAGCGTGTATGTGTTTCCGCCGGCAGGAGTGTCTGGGGTGATGACGTTGTAGACGGTGGTCGATCCGCAGGCCGTGTCAAGCGCCGCGAGAAAGGCCGTCTTCTCTCCGTCTGTGCCATCGAGCGAAAGCATGATGACGGGCTGCGCAGGTTGGTATACCTTGTTGAAGCTCGCAAATGCTGCACCCTGATTCGGGTTTGGAGCCTCTACCTTGAAGTCACTGACCTGCATCGATCGCGTGAATCCGAACGACAGAACGGATAGCGTTCCACCCTCCGCAGGCGTGTAGATGTTCTGGCCCGTAATCGTCTGACTCCCCACTGTATAGATGCCCCAGATTGGGTCCGTTGATGACTGGCTCGTATTGGTCGCGGGTGGAGCAATGCGAATGACGATTGCGGGCGTACCCGGTGCCGTGCGGGGGATGGATGGGACGCCAGGATAATTTGGGACTTGGGGATATGCGATCGTTGGCATTATTGCAACCCCGCATTCTGCTGAGTCAGCAGCGTGATCCAATCCATACCCCGAGCCATAGAAGCACTCATTGGGGTGCTTCCCCCGGGGTTCTGAACATGGATGGTGCCGATGTGCGTAGTCCGACTATTGTCGGTGTGGCTGCTGCTCATGCTCGAAGATGATCCAACCGAGGACGGAATCCGTGAGGCGTTTGGAACTCCACTCAGAATAGATGATCCGGTCTGCCAGCGAGCGATGGTCTGTGCTTGCGACAGCCCTGCATATCCTTTGGTGCCGAGCAGATTATAAGCAGCCTTGTATCCGGTTGCGACGTCGGGAAATGTGGCAATCTTGTGACCGCCCTTCGCCATGATGTATCCCGTCGCTCCATAAGACCGCGCGAAGGCTCCGTACTCAATGTCTGCGGGGTTGTTCGCGCGCTGCGGGATGTTCCCTGCATCTCCCCAATGCTGGCCATGTCCTGAGGCGTTGGAAGTCCATCCTTTAGCGTAGAAACCCTCCAGAGAGGCGATCTGATGCACCATCTCCATTCTGTCTTTGATGTCGCCCAAGAATCCACTAACTGCGCCGGCTGCCTTCTTTACGGGCGTGGGAAGATGCTGAGCAATCCACTTGCCGTAAGAACTCACTGCGCGTTCGATGTTGCTTGCGAGCCCCTCGAAGGCATCCTTAGCCTTACTCACGTCCGCGGCGAATCCTCCCCAATCGAAGTAGCTTCGTCCGCCCTCCGCCCATACCTTGTAATCCTGCACGAGAAGAACAATTCCCGCCGCGAGTGCAGCGACAGCGCCAATCACCGCCAGAATGGGAAGGTCAATCAAGCCAAATGCCGCAGCTACCGCCGCTATAACGGGCGCTGCGGCCTCCAGAGCGGCCGTCAGACCTATCCATGCTGCCGTTCCAGCCACAACGCCAGCAAGTGCGGCAGTGATTCCAGCGATGAGCATCACAATCCCCTCATGGCGCTGTGCCCACGCTCCGATCTTTTGGATGAGATCGAGGAACTTGTCCAGATACGGAGTGACCATGTAGAGCAGGTCGTAGCCGATCTTCGTTAACTGAAGTTCGATGTCGGTAAAACTGCGCTTCAGCATAGCCACTGAAGCTGCCTCTTTCTCGGTAGGACCGAATCCCTTGGTACGCCCCATTGCCGCCTGCATCGCGCCAGGGCCTTGCAAAATGAGGTTCATCACATCTTCAGGGATGCCGCTCGCCATACCGAAGCTGAATGCAACCTTGCGGTCCATGCCCGCGAACCGCTTGGATAGATCCACCATGATTTGATCGAACGGCTCGCGCATGTTGATGCCCAGCCGAGCAAAGAGGGGGAGGAGCTGAGGCATCTTGCCTACCAGCAACTCTCCCGGCATCCCCGCGATGGTCCGCATGAAGCCTTGGAGTGAGCCTTTGCTTCCGCCCATCTCCTGAGCCGCCGCACCAAACGCAAAGAGCTTCTGCGTGTTCATCTCTAAATTGCGAGAGAGATAGTAGAGCTGCGTGTTGGTGTCGATGGTGTCTTTGACGAACGCGCTTACCGCTGCTGTACCACCCAGCACGGCAAGGAATGAGCCCAGCTTGCCGGTGAGGACTGTCAGTTCGGATGCGGCGCCCTTGGATGCTGTGCCGATGCCCTTGACGCCAGCTTCGGTCTTACCAGCAGACTTCTCAAGATCAGCGAGCTTGCTTTTGACGCCGGGGGCTGCGGATGATATGTCATCCTTAATTCCGAGGGAAACGAGCAAGCTGTCAATAATCGTTGCCATAGCCTACTCTCTCTCGTTCTCTGCGTCTACAGCAATCACCTCAAGCAAATCGTGGGCGTCTTCAATTCCGTAGATCGTTTGAAGCTCATATAGCGTTGCCAGTCTCCTGCTTACAATTATTCCGATGATCCGGGGGACGTTCGCGTACTCGACTTGTGCTTTGCCGCCGACAGCGCGGAGCCGAGAGATTCCGAGAGGCTGTCGGCTTCCGAAAAATCCATGTGTAGGCTGAGCACTTTCCACTTCAGCATGAGCAGCGTCTTGACCTCTTCCACCTGACTCTCAAACAGTGGATATCCGATCTTCACCTGTGGTTTCTGTGGATTCGGAATAAACTCGATACACTCCATCAGTTCCGCAAGCAACGGCCTCATCTGTTCAGACCCAATGGCAAACAGCTTCTTGAGGCCAATCTCTGCCAGCGATGCCATCCCCAACTGGAGAGCGCCTTCGGGAATCTCCACGTTGGCAGCCCCGAGCGCGAGGATGGCGCGGATAGCCCAATCCTCCGCTTTTGTGGCGGCCATCTCTGTGATGAGAAACGCCTTCCCTTTGTCTCTACCTTCAGAATCGACGATGTATTGCGTGGTCTTGCGCGCCATGTGAATCTCCGAAACCTAGCTAACCGATGGGAGGACTGAACCCCAAGAAATCGAAAACTCGCGGGCCCCGAGCACCTTGCCGCCGGTTGCCATCGAGTTGTAATCTTCCAGCGTGCCCTTGTTGCAGACATACGACTGGCCAGTTGCGGGGAAATCTACGGTAGCGTTGATGTAGTACACATCGCGGGCCGCACGCTGAGCCGCAAAGATCGACTCGAATATCTGCGTGCTCGGAGCATCCGCTTGGAACGCGAACGTTGTTTTGACGGGGTTGAACACGATGCCCGCCGTCTTGCGACCGTCGACGCCGATCTGCGTCTCTGTCACCACCACTGCGGCAGTGTCCCACGCCTTGTCAGTCGAGTAGCCCTGAAGCTGGACAGGCGTGTTGTAGAGCCCCGCCACGGTGAGGGTGATGACTGCATTTGCGGAGGTGATCGAACTTTGACCCCCTGTTACAGCGTTGACGAAACTTCCCATGTGGCTTACTCCTTAGAAAAGTTGAATTACAAAATATCTATCGAACTCAGAGAAAATTGCTGAATCCCACTACGACCTGAGTACCAGAGGTTAATAATTGGCGTGGCGCGGTTATTGCGAGCCACAGCGCCAGGATCGAGAATCTGGAGGTAGTAGCCATTGGCTTGGATCACTCCAGCCACATTCGATCCAGCCGCGCTGTTGACTGCTACCGCCTGCGATGCGGAAAGCGTTGCGCCAATCACCATGACGCCAGCGTTGAGCGCGTTGTTGATGGGGCCATCGTTGGTCACATTTCCGTTCGCTGTCGGCTGCCCGACCAAGGCGGCACGGATCATGCCGTACCCGGTCGGATCGTAATCAATATCACTGACGCTGGTGTAGAGATTGATCAGAGCAAGCTGGAGTTGCGCACTCAGCCAAATCTGGTCCACATAGGCATCGAACCAAGGGAAAGTTCCCGGAGCGTTGCCGTTCGAAAGGAACGTGAATCCCTGATTGCGCGATGCGAACGCTCCATAGCAACTGTATCCATTCGCCAGAAGGTTTGCGTAGGTCTGGAGGTTCGCACACGTCGGAGATACAGCAACAGACGCGTTGGCGGACTTGCCAGAGTAGTTGATGGCTCCGTTGGTCTGCGCGTAGTTCACAGAGGCAATCATGCCCTGCACGAAGGCTGCAACGTTCATTGTCAGAGGCCCGAGAGCGCCAAGCGCCGGATCTCCGCCAAGGCACATGATTCCGTTGTAGTTGTTCGCCTTGGCAATCACGCCGAAACACTCGGTAGAGTTC